AGAACCAAAACCACCGCTGGCGCCCAGGGCCGATCCGGAGAAGGTGCCTCCTCCAGGACCAAACCCTGCACCCGAGGCACCAGCCGTCGCGCCGCCAAAGCCGATATTGGCACTCTGGACGTGAATCTCGGCGGTGCTGAGAGAAATAGCCTTCACCGAAGAGACCGCGGAAGTCAGATCAGGGCGCGCCGCCGGATTGCCGACGCCCTTTGGCCGTCCAGCAAGATGGTCAAATAGTCCGCCCAGCTTTCCGCCGCCGTTCAGCGGGTCATTGGCGGTCGCGCCTGCGCCGCCGTAGTGATTCTGCACGCGCTGCACCAAAGCCGCCGCGGCCGCGCCGGCTGCTTTGTCGCCCATGATCTTGAGCGCCTCCGTCGGGCTTTTGAAAAAGCTGGAGAACTCGGTCGCCATCTTCTCGCGCGCTGCTTTGGCGGACTCCACCAGTTGCGCGTCCTTCAATTGCTCAGCCGCCACCGCACGACGGTTGTAATCGGTCTGCGAGATCTCCTGCTGATTCAGTTCTTCCTGATATTTGCGCAGCCGCTCTTCGTACTCGGTCTCGATCGCTGCCGTCTGATTCTTCTCGGCCGACATCAACTTCGCCCGCGCCTGCGCCTCGATCTGCTCCGTCTCCTCGGCGTTCTTGCGAGATAATTCGGAGGTCTGCTCATTCGCGGTGCCCTGAATGATGCCCGTGGCGCGATTCAGCTCGCCAAGATGCGCCCGGTATTCCGGAGCGCTCGTGTTCTTGCCATAAAGCTTCTCGTAATCCTGGCGGATGGCATCGATCTGCTTTTGCGCATCGGCGCGGATCCGCGCGAAGCCAGAGATCTGGTGCGTGGCGCTTTCATCGGCAAGCTCATTGACCCGCCGCGTGAATTCCTCCTCGGCAGTAAGCACTTCAGCGTGCGTTTGCTTCGTTATTTCGTTCACTGCGGCCAGACGCTGGCCCGGGTTCATCTTCTGGTCCGGATCGTTGTAAATATCGTTGATTTTATTGCGCCCCTCCTGCTCGATGCGCGCGACACCGGTCAGGCCAGCGAGTTGGGTTTGCTCACGCATCTTCGAGATTTCACGGTTTTCGTCCTGCAGCCGCTTCATCTCCTCGTTATGGTATTTGAGGTGAATCGCGTCACGAGCCGCCGCCGAGTCCATGTCCTTGAATTTCAATTCATCGATTGTTGCGGCCTCTTGCGCCCGATTGAGGGCGATGCCGTGCAGCCCGGCCTGGACAGCCTCGGCGCGCAGGTGCGCCAGTTCTTGGGCGTGCTCGCGCTGCAGATTAAAGGACTCAGCGTCGGCCTGCTGCGCCGCGGACATCTCTTTCATTTGAGAATCGGAGAGCTGGCCCGTAGTCCACAGCGAATTCTTTGCTACTGGATTTCCGTAGATGCCCGCGCGTTGGGAGTCGAACCGCGCGTCTTCGCGATCGATTTCAAGCTGCTTCTGCTTCTCGGCCGTGATTTTCGCTTCTCCGCGCAGTCGCGCGTCGCCGGCGTGTTCCAAATCTATTGATGCGAGATTATGCTGGTGTTCCTGCTCGGGAAGGCGCTCTTTTTGAAGCGCGTCAAGCTGTTTCCGCGCATTCACCCCAAGTTCTGCGAACTTGTGAGCGTCGAGTAGATTACCAATCGAATTCGTCCAGAAGCCGCGCGCAGAGGCGTTCTGCTCGGCCAAATCGAGCGCCCTGATGTCCTCGGTAAGGGACTGAATCCTGACGCGCGTGTCCCCAATCGACCGGGTGTTCACGAAATCTTCAGAGCGCGCCTTCATCGCTTCCTGGTTGTATTTTTCTGCAGCAACTGTCAGCGAAAAATAGCTATCCCATAGTCTCTTTGCCCCGTCGATGAGCTGGGTGAATACCATCGCGCCGATTTGAATTGCGCCCAGAGCCACGAGTCCGGTGCCCACAGCAGAGAGGGCCGCCTGCGCGATCTTACTCTGCGACACCAGCTTGACCATGGCGCGAGGCAGCCGAACGCCGAACTCTTCGGTCAACAAGCGCGTTTTTTCGACGCTCGAAAGTGAAGCGGCCCCGGCCGCGTCCATCCCCTGCTTGACGCGCTGGCCGGTGGTCGCGCCGGCCGCGCCCAACTGGCCGAGGCTTTGCGTAACCTTGGAAACCACCTCGCCGGAGTTGCCATCGACGACATTGATCGTGATTTGGACCGCTGAGGTGTCTACTGCCATAGCCTATTTCCTTTTGCGGAACTTGACGCCGCAGCCCGAGCATTCCACGCCGAAGCGGTTGAGTTGTCGAGCGCCACACGCACTACAAGCTGGGTGGCGTCCTTCGAATGCGCTGCGAGCGCGCGCCAGCGCCAGCAGCCCGCTCACCTCGAATGCGGCCAGGTCTCGGGCCGTGAAGCCGATGCCTGCCTTTTGTTCCGCATCCAGGCGCAGCAGATGCAGCCCAAACTCGTAGTAGCCAGGAGAGAGCGTGCGCGGCGGGATCTGAAAGGCCATCCGCTCGCGCGTCTCCTCGTTTGCCCCAACCGACTCGCGCTCGATGCGGGAGCGCACGAGATCCTGCTCGAAGATCTCTTCGAGAGCCATTCGCACGCCTTCCGTATCATGGACGACATCAATCATTGTCCTCACTGAGGTTTGCGGCGGCCGGGGAGAAAAGAACGTCGGCTGCAGCAACCTTGTGGTAGGTGTCCATCTCGGCAACGATTGTGTCGTGATCCGCGCCCAGTTCCACGCCGTTCACCTGGTAGCCCTCCACGCTCACAATCAGCTCGTCGTAGAGTTCTACCAGCGTCGGCTGGGGTCCCATCCACAGCGTCTTCGCCTTGCGTGAGCCGCCAACGATGCGCGAGCGGCTGGAGTCGCGCGAGAAGCGGCGCTGCTGCTCGCCGTTGGGCGTCTTGAAGCGGTGGCAGAGCCCGCGATACTTCTGCATGACGCCGTTTTCGTCCGCGCTCCATACGGCGTTGAGGTAGACGGCCTCGACGCCCAGCATGATCGGCTCGTCGTTGGAAGCCTCGGCGCGCTCCACGCTCACAATCGTGTTGCCGACGGCCAGGCGGTGCGACAAGGGCAGCAGCGCCTGCCAACCGGCCGCGGCCGTTATTGGCGATCCGTCCGCTGTAGCGTAGCCCTGGGCGTCGATCAGGCTCGTCTCCACCAATTCAAGGCGCGCCGAACTGGAGTCGAAGCTGTCCACCCGCTTGCCCATCTGGTTTTCTGAGGTTGAGACGATGCCGTCGAAGTAGCGCATCCACTGTTTCTTGACGATGCGCGCAAGTGCAAGCCGGTACTGTTTTCCGCGCTCTTCGATCACGATGACGCGGGGTGTTGCAAGCTCGATAGATGCCATAGAGAGTCCTTCTTTCGCTTGGAATGGGATTTGTGTTGTCGCTCTGCAGGGTGAAGGACCCTGTACTGCCTGAGGCTCGCGGAGTGGGGCGACGCCTCCCCGCGGCGAAGTGGGGCCGCGGGTACTACAGGAAAAAGGGGGCGCGCCGCCTTGGTTGAACGCGCCCTTGGAGAAACCTCGTTATGCGCCCATAAGGTAGGCCGGTACGGAGTTGATCACCTGGAGGGAGATCGCCGCAACGCCGGCGACCTGGTAGCAGGTGGTTTCGTCCGCCTCAAGCTGCCAGACTTCCATATCGCCGTCGAAGCCGAGCTTGGTCGTCTTGAGGTGGACCTGAGGAATCGAGATCTGAAGCTGCGCGGACGCTCCCGAGTTGACGGTCAGCGTGTAGGCCGACGCCGTGTCGTTTTCATGCAGCGTATATACGTCATCCACACTCTTTGCCGCGATGGTGGTCGTGAGCGAAAACTTGGGGCTTCCCTTGCGAACGAAGATGCCATATTGACCTCCGCCCGGCGCTTTGTGCACCGCGAGCTGGTTATCCAGCTTCAAGGTAGTGCTCATGTGGCGGCCAACAAAGGATGCCGGGGCACCCACTGGGCCGAAGGACAGCGCGGCGTCGGAGCCGAGAATATACGATTCGGCGGCAAGCGCGGGCAGAGCGGCCATGGCGCCGATAATCTGCCGCCCAGTGCCGATCATCGTCATCTCCGCCATGATCGCGCCGATATCGTTGATGGTGAACGTAGCGTCGTTGACGCACATGTCCGGGCATTTGTACTTGAGGTCGGCGGTGTCCTCGTGATATGTCGTCGTAGGCACGGCGCTGCGCGTGGACTCGTCGAAGGCGAAGGTATGTGTGTAGGGCGATGCCACGCCGGTAACGGTTTCCTTGCCCATCAGGAAGGCGGGGATCCAGCCGGCGATCCACGGCGCCAGTTCAGCCTTGAATCCCGAGAACTTGGTATCGAAGCTGGTGACCTGGCCACCGGTGGCAAAGGCCGTGCCCTTGCCTGCGTAGTCGATATCCGAGCGGCGCGTGGGGGCCAGCTCCACAATAGCGCCGCCATCGAAGCGCTGCCTCTGGGTGAGCGCGGCATCAGCCAGGGCCGTGTTCCACGCAAGCTGGCGATTCGTGCTCAACACCAGGTTCCGTAGAGATTTCGGTTGCGATTCAAAATTGAATGGTCCAGGCATGGCTATTTGCTTCCTTTCGAGGCGACTGTTTTGGTTTGCACGGCGGTTGCGGTGTCCCCGGTTGGCTGCACATTCTGAGCACCCGTAGCATCTGCGTCGGCCTCGGCCGGAGCGATCTCGAAGATCGGTTCGCCGCGGAACAATTCCTTCGACAACACGCGGCTCCATTCGCTGGTGAGGACGCGGGTTGAAGCCCCGGGCGTGAATTTGTAGGACAAATGCGCGTTGGTAATCTGGAGAGAGCCATCCGCGCCCACCATCGCAACACCTGCCGCGCTGAGCTGTACATCGACGAAATCGGATTGAGCGGTTGCCATATTCGGTCCTCACTGCCCCGGCTGGGCGTTCGCCCCGCTAAACTGGGCGATTCCCTTGACGAGCACTACGATTGAAAACAGTTGATCCACCGGTCCCTCTTCGGACGCCACGAGGGACACGCTCTTCATCTCGATCGGCATCGTCTTCGACCCATCGGCCAACACCAGGCGCGCGCCGGCGAGCTGATCCTGGACGGTGGCCACCAGCACCAGAGTCTGTCTGCGCTCATCGGCCTTCGAACGAAGCGACGACTCAAAACAGAGCATCTCGAACGGAAGGCCTCCCTCGTACGTCAGGCGCTGATTGTCGTGCAGATTCTCGTACTCTGCGCCGGCGAAGCGTACGCGGACTGACGGCGGCTGCAACACCAGGCGTCCATCGTCGTCGAAATCCTTGTCGCCCAGGGAATCGATGTTGACCTTCGTCCCGTAGGCCGCGGCCAGGTTGGAATTCAGAAGCGCCAGCAGGGCAGCTTCGACGTAGTCGATGCGAAAAGACGAACTCACTGCGCACCGTCCAGTCCGGCCTGTTGCTTTGCCTTGTTCACGTAACGGACCACGATGCCACGGATCCGCTTGGGGTCCTCGGGCCGGAACACGAGATACGGCCGCGGCGGAATGTTCTGGTGGCGCTCATGCGCGCTCACATTGCTCATATTGCGCGGCCCGATGCGCCTGATTTTTTCCGTGACCAGGTTGCGCGGCCCGGTGAGTTTGGTTCGGAGCGTTGGACGCCTGTGGCCCTCCAGCGCTGGGCCTTCGAGCCGCGTGGTTGCGTAGCCCGGCCCTTGGAGGCGGGTGCGGCTTCCGGAAAACTGCGTCTCCAGGCGCCCATGCTCGCCGACCTTGATCGTGGCCTCAACCTGCGCTTTCGTCTGGGGACCGATCGCGACCTGGCGATCGCGCGAGCCGAACTGGTGAACAGCTGCGTACTTCAGCACGGTCCCTATCACCACGCCGTTCCCCTGGGCCGCGTAGGTGATGGAATTCAACAACGTGCCTTTGCCGATCAGCAGCTTGTGGCCAGGCCCGTAGCGCTTTGGATCGCGCTTGATGGTGTTCGGCGAAAGGGGAACCCAGGAGCTTGCCGGCGAACCCTGCTCCCGGAAAGTGCGCCGGATCGAGACGAGCTGCGATGCGCCGATTTCCCGCATCAGCTCATAGTGCTGCTGCAGCGAGAGGCGGAACTTGCCCAGCGCTACCACCACGCGACTGTCGTCGACCTTGATTATTTCCGTCGCCATCGCCTACATCCCGTACCAGTTTGGAAAAGTTCCACCACGCTCGTCGCGGTCGCTGCCCGTGTATCCGTCCAGGTTGCGGTCACTGAAGCGTTCCGGCTTGCGGGTGATCACTGCTTCCCCAGACCCCAACTGCGCCTGTTGCGCCGTCACCGGCTGATCGAGCGATGCCTTTCCAGCCGAAATGTCCTTCAGAAAGCCGATGGCTTGATCAAAGCGCTGCTGGACCGTATCGCTGACGCGTGTCTCGCGCCGCCGGCTAAACAGCAAATAAAGAGTGATATCCAGAACCAGTGCCTTCACATCGTCGGATTGCTGCAGCGGAGTGACATACCGCTGCCGGCAGTAGCTTTCCACCCGACCCGACGCCTCTTCGAGCGCTGCGTTGACAACGTCCGAATTCACCTCTCCGGTGAATGCGTCGTCGGTCAGCTCGACAAGGTCCTTCTGCGTAAGCCGCAGGGGAACAAGATCGTCCTGGGTCGCGTAGGCCACGGCTTATTTCGCTTCCTCGCTGCTCGGCTCTGTATAGGCCGCGATGACATTCAACGCCAGGAGCGCTTCGGCCTGGTCGTCGGTCAGATCAATCTGCTCGCCGCGCTTGTAGGGCTCGTTATCGTGCGAAACCGGATGCAGCACGATGTACGTTGCTGTCGGCTCCTCGGGCGCGGCTTGCACAGCGGCTTCAATCGCAGCCTGAACCACTGGCGCGACTGCCTTCGCCCGCTTTGCCGCTGCATTCCTGGCCTGATTCTTTGGCATCGAAGTGCTCCCAGATAAGGTGTGAGGCCCAAGCGTTCCGCGCCCGGGCCCCCAGTTGCGATGGTGAAGGTTTAGGCGACCGCGTTGGCGAAGAGGTAGCCGGCTTCAGGGGCGGTGATGTTCTCGGTCGAATACCAGTCCACGCCCAGCAGATCGGCCTTGGCCGTCGCGTCCGGATGCCGCGCGATGATCACGCCGTAACCGTCGATGGTCAACGGAGCATCAGTCCAGACAAAGCTCTTGCCGAAGCTGACATCCTTCGGAGCTACCTGGCCCTCTGCGCCGATCACCCCCGCGTTCATCACCGAAGGCGCCACGTAGGCGAGAATGGCGTTCTTGCCCCAGAGGAAGCTCTGAGTGCCGTCGCCGTTGTCTTTGATACTGGCGGCCACGACAACCTTGTCCACGCCAAAGACCGTCGCTAGTTCCTGCGGTCCGATGACGCCCACCTGTGTGTACTTGAAGCGGTCCACAATCAGCGGATGGTTGCGCACCATCTTGTAGACGTCATACCCGAGCACCAGCAGGTTCGCCGGCGATCCGGTCGTAATGACGGCCTCCTTCGCCGTTTCGACAGCGGTAATCGGATTCGAGTTCACATAATCCGACCACTGCGAACCGCCCGCGAGCGTTATGGTGTTGTTCCCATAATTGGCCGGGGTGGTTGCCAGCACGGCGGCGCGTGCCTGGCGGTCAAGCATCAGCTTGGTCTGCAGCAGCTCCACAGTGGTCTGATTCAGATCGCCGATCGTGTACGACTTTTTCTCTTCGTCGGCAACCACAGCACTCAGCGCGTGGCTGGGGCAGAAGTAGCTGTTCGTCGAGAGCTTAAAGCTGGTGCGCTCAGAAGGCGATCCAGGAGCGCGCAGCGTGTTGTTGGTGAGCTGCTGGGCTTCGCGGCCGAACACCCAGTAGCGATCGGTCTGGCGGAGCACTGGCAGACGCGGAAACAGCAGGTCTGTCACGTCCTGATTGTTGCGATAGCCCTTCGCGTAGTTCGAAAGGGCCATGTCTAACCGCCCGGTTAAGGGCAGAACCACGGAAGTTGCCATTGCTTCAGCTCCTCAAAGCGAGAATGTCCGGCGCGCATCGGCGCAACGGAGTTGTGTTACTTGACAGATGGGACGAAGTCGATAATGAACTCGTCGCCGATAACCAAGGCGCTCGATTGCGCGCGTCCGGCGATTTCTTCGCCCGAACCCGCAGCGCCCACGGCGGGAATAAATCGCGAGGTAGCATCCGCCTTCACGTACTGGCCCGCGGCAATCACCGCGCCGGCGATCGCCACCGTCTCGCCGTCCTGGACGACAGGGAAAGCATCGCCCACATTTGTGCCGGCAACGGGCACATCGCCCGCAACCCCGATCACGCGCGTGTTTAGGACGGCGATCAACTTGCCGCCATCGTCGGCCACACCCTGGCCTACCGCATAGCCGCGCAAAATGCCGGCCGTCTCGGCCACTCGGGTGCGGATCTCGGGAATCCCAACGGGCCCCATCACTCGCATTGTCATGACTCAAATCCTCTCTTGGATCAATTTGCCCTCGGGCTTCCGCCTGGCGCTATTCCCGAGGTCCTACACTGCCCTAGGGCTTACTGCGATCACGCCCACCAGGGTCCGGGCTCTGAGATCTCGCTAGACCGCTCCCGCCGTACTGGCGCCCGGTTTCGAGGGTTTCCAGTCTTCGGCCTTGAGTTCCTTGAACGCGTCGTTGTAAGAGATCTTCTTTTCCTTGGCGCGCTGTTTCACGGCCTCGTCAAAGAGGATGGACTCAGGATCGACGCCTTCCTTGAAGACCGGCGCGCCCGGCACTCCCGAGATTGAGAGAGCACCCTCAGGCACGATCTTGCCCAGACCGTCGAGTACGTCGGCGAAAAGCTGCAGTGCATCCTTCTTCTGCTTCTTGTCGCCTTCGCCGAATTCGACCTCAACGATGTCGGCGGTGCTCAGCGCGTGGAAGAGCTGCGGAACCCCCATGTGTTCGTAAGCTGGCAGCCAACGCTTGTTGGCCTTCAGCGACGCGATAGCGTCCTTGGCGCGTTGCGAAAGTCCAGCCAGTGTCTGCGTTTTCTTGTATTCCGCAAACTGGTTCTCGACGGCTTCACGCTTTTCGCGTTCCGTCTTCAGGTCATCGGCAAACTTCGCCTCGGTTTTCTTCTGTTCGGCGAGGATCAGATCCTTGATGCGATCTTCGCTGAATGCGGGCTGCGGAGCAGGAGCGCCACCCAGCAATTCCCGCAATGCCTCTTTTACCCTGTCCGCGATGGACTTGGTATCGTCTGCCATTGTGTTCTCCTCGTCGAAATCAATTGATTGAAATTCCGCCTGGCTAAATGCAGCGTCCGCCAGACCCTTCACTTCCGGAACATCAGCGCCCAGAAAGCCCAGATGCCGCAAACCATATTTCCCGTCAGCGGACGTGTAGAGCGCCACAGACCGCTTTTTATAACGCCCAGCAAGGACGCTCTCACGGAATGCGGGTTCAACCTGGTGGAGCTTCGCCATCAGCGTGCCGGCTACGTTCTTCAGCTTCGACACCCACGCGTAGGCGGGAGCGCCGCTTGCGACCTTCGGATGGCCCAAAACCACCGGGGCTTCATGTTTCGCAGGATCGTAGTTGTCAGCGATCTGCTGGACGTCAGCTTCCGAGTAGTTGCCTTTTTCGCCGTAATTGCCTGCACGGAAGATCTCCATCCACGGCGTTTCATCGTCGGGATGCTGAGGGTTCGCAGAGTAGGAAGGTTCGGCCACGAGCTAAATCTATAGGCCGGGAGATATGTATCGTGGGCCAGATGAGAAGCTGGTCAGAGCGGGTATAACTGAAATACTTAGGCCGCGGAGAGAAGGCAACGGCGGCGGAAACCGCGTATTTATGCGGCCATCAGGCTATTGAAGTCCGTCTGCTCAAGTTCCAGCAGGGTGAGCGGCTTGGCGGCGAGCCGTTCGATGCCGCCCTCGGAGCAGCCCGGATCAATCTCCAGAGCTTCCTCTTCGGTAAGGGGGACCACAGAACAGCGGCAGTTGAAATCCCAAGGTGGATAAATCTTACGCCATACTGGATCGATCGCGCGAGCAATGAAGCCGTCGATCTCCGCATGACCTGGCCGCACATGCATATCACCTACCGTCCAATACTGCCAGAACGGAAGCGCCTCCATCATGTGCGGTTCCTGCATCTGTTCCAAGCGGCCAGCGGAATACGCCTTGGCTGTGTTGGTGTGAAAGACGGTGTCCAGCTCGAATGCGGTCAGCTCGTCCACACCGGCGTCCGTGGTGATTTGGCGGACTTGCTTTTCAAAGTCGGCGCGCGTTCCACCATGCGTCACGCTTTCGGCCAGGGCATCGCGCACCTTGCCAATCACGCGCTGATCGTTGACGCCGGCCACCGTAAAGGCGTCACTGCGATATTGCCGCGTGAGGCCGTCGAAGACTTCTCTCGTGACCGGAGTCAGTCCCCGCAGAAACTCGATAGCTCCGGTTGAGGGAAGATCAAAGGAGAAGCCAACATCGAAGCTGGCTTTGTCAGGGTCCTCGGCGAAGGTGTGGATCAGGTGCGATCCAGTAGCCATCCGGATCGGCCGGCGCGTCTTCGCCAGCCCCACGCGCACGATGTGCAGAC